TTGTCCTCTTTTGTTAGCAGTAGCATTGGCTTTTCTAATCCAACGATTCGGTATGACTTGCATCGTACCAAAATCTGATTCGTAAACATCGATAGAAGTCATAAGTCTTTTATCTTCTGCTTTGTCGAATCTAGTTGCTCCACCTGTGAAGAAGGATAGTTTTTGTTTATTGAAACCATTAAGCATGATTACATTAGGGTTTCCGCCACTATCCCAAGTAGTCTTCAAAGTTGATCGCAGTAAAGTTTCTGTGAATGCTCTTTGAGTTCCATCTGTTCTAATAGCTCCCCCACCAGATCCAGAACCGCCAGTTCCAGCAGAGACGTTAGTTGAATACCAAGTTGGTAATCCTCCTAAATATCTTGTTGGTGAACCTGAAGTTCCAGCAGCAGCCGCCACATTAGCTAAAAGAGCATTTTCCATATCTCTTTTTAGTTCTTTTGCAGATTTTGCCACCTGGTATGCTAACTCAGTATTTCTTCCAGCTAAATTCGAAGCGTCATCTGTTCCAGACACTTGACAAGCTTTTGAAGAAATTTGAGTATAGTTGCTGACTTTGGTAGACGAAGTAAGCGTAGGATATGAAATCGTAGCTCCTTCAGCTTTCGCATTAGCAGCCACAGCAGTCAGAGTATCTGTTTGCCATGAGTGTGTAGTGTTAGTCGCTTTGTTCTTACCAACGCCTGACATAAAAGGGGTATCTGACGGTGATATATTATAAATAATATCAGCCAAATCTTCCCTTCTACCTGTTGTATTGTAAGTAGTTAATACAGCCATTTGTTTTTCTCCTTGTTGGTTGTTACATATATTTTGTCAAAAGATCAGCAGCATCTCTAGGATTACCACTTTTCTTCAAACGATTAATTTTATCCAACCTCATTTGACTCATTTTTTCATCTTGATTAACTTTAACGCCTGGCTTGACCACTTGAGTAGGTTTAACAATTTTTTTAGCCAAATTTGGTTTCGGCCTATTTATATTGTTACGATGACTCATGCCATCTAAAACCACATCAAATATACGACTATCATAAATACCAGCGATTTCTTTGTCGTTGAAACCTCTTTGTACCATGTAGTTTCGCAAATTAGTTTGTAAGGTAGCTCCTTTAACAGGATCACCAAAATCAGGATGTTTTAATCTCACCTTCATTTGTTCTTCCCTTAAAACACTTTGAAACTGCTCTTGTTGATGAGTTCTTAGCTTTCTTTGAGCTTGTGCGATTGTTTCTTTTCTTCGCCTTATTTTTCTCTCAATTTTCGCAGCTTCATTTGGGTCTTCATCAAATAGCTTGTCTAATTCTTTTGAATTAAGTTCGCTACTTGCTTCAGCGTTTAAAGTCGCTGTCAGATTATTCAAATTTTCTAACTTAGTTGAATAGTCTTTTGTTAGACGATCTTTGTCAGAAATTAATTGTCTTTTTTCAATAGCCAATTCTTCTGTCTTGCGTCTATAGTCGGCATCTTTTTGATAACCTGCTTTTAGTTCATCAAGGTTAACATCGATCTTTTCACCATTCACTGTGACTTGGTGTAGATCGGTTACTTGAGTTTCTTCAGCGTTTTCCGCTTCGGATGCTTGTACTTGATCTTCAACTTCCTGAGTTTTTTCCTCAGTTTGAGTTTCAGATTGTGGTTGATCTTCAGATTTTTTAGGAGAAGTTTCCTTTTCAGATTTAACTTCTTCTTTCTTTGTATCAACCTTGTCTGCTTTTGCTTTTTGAGGTTCGTTAGTTGTCGGTTTGTTAATACCTTTTTGATCTAACAATCCCTCAACTGCATCGGCAGCACCTTGCATTGTCCTACTGGACAATAATGGATTTACGTCAGACATAAATGTCCTCCTGTGGTTAAGCTCCCTGATTTGGGTTGGCTTATTCTAACCTTGATGATTAGAATTACTTTTCTTTAGAAGTCTGGAATTCAGCTAATTGTTTTTCTGCTAATTTTCCAGTATCAAGAATTTCTTTAAAGTGTTGCTCTACTTTTCCTAGAACCTGATAAGCTAACCATAATTTTTCTCTGGCATCGCTATCATGCACTGCAGTTCTATCCAATAAAGCCTCTGAATAAATTTTTTTAAGAGTTTCAAATGACTCTTGAAAGAGTTTATTCTGTAATATCTGTTTGGCTTGGGATGCCCTGCCCAATTCTTTGGTTCGTTTGTCCTGATCCCTGCTGTCCATTTGTATTTTCAAAACGCTTGGTGAACATACTAGCACTTTTTTCTGCTTGTTCAAGGTTTTTTGATCCTTTAGCAATAATCACCCTGTCTAGTTCAGCTTCCGCTTTTAATTTTGTTGTATCTAATTGTGTATTATATTTCAAGGCTATATCTTTAATCTTAGCTTCAAAGTCTAAGAGACTGTCTTGCGTTCTTTGTTCTAATTCTTTGTATCTTAATTCTATATCCGCAACTTTTCTCTTGTTCTCTGCATCAATTCTAGCCATTTCTATTTTTTCAATAGGACTAATTTCTGGAGGAGGAGGAGGAGTCATTAGTTGCTTACCCTTAATAGGATCAATGAAGTAACTTTCGACTGTTTGGAGTCCTGCGTTCTCAATAACTTTAGATAAAGTGTTATAAATGTTTTTCATCGTTACCATAGGGTAGTCCCTTCGGCCTTGCAGTTCAAAAGCCTGAAGCTGTTTTTGTAAAATATTATTTAACATCATAATTTGTTGTTCTTTTGTGCCTGTTCCTAAACCTACGGTAATGGTTACGTTGAAACGGTCTTTCCATTCTGTCGGTAAAACAGGAATATATTCTCCATTCAACTGAATAATTTTTTCTTTGTCCTGATATTTAATGGACAAAGCAAACATCTTTCTAAATAAATCTTTCACACCAGTTTCTGCAAAAATTCTAGCCACTAATTCAGAACGCATTTGCGTTTGATTCATAATAGCACTAATTCCAGTCGCTGTTTTATTTAAACTTTCAGAATCCAAACCTTGATTATATTTAGTAACTCCAGTTCTAACTTCTCTAACTTGATCTAAGTATTCTAATAAAGGAAAGGCTTGTTGAGAAATAGGTTGAGCTTGTAAAGGTTGCATCACTTGGTTAGGCGGTTGTTTTGTTCTCACCACACCACCAGGTCTAGTCGTTAAGAGATCATCCATGTTCACCATGCCATCCATGATTGCCACTCTGTTGTTATTCGTTAGATACATATTATCCAACAGTTGTCTCATCACTGTAGATTTCATTAATTGAATGTCTTCTACTAACTCAGCAATAGAACGACCATAAAATCTATGCGGCATTGGGATTGGTGTAACCGATACAAAAGGAATTTGATCGCATGGCATATTTTCTAAAATAGTATAAGCACTTGATCCTACCGAAACGACTTTTCTTAATTCTGCAATTCCATCTCCATCATAATCATAACGAATATAATTTTCATAAATTTCAATTTTTTGTGTGGAAGGATCGTTAGAGGTGTCGTAAGGATAATCTTCAATATTTCTAAATCTTGCTAATTTTTCAGTATTAAGAATTGTTGAGTCTGATGTGGGTAGATTATAAACTTCATCTTTATCATAACCCATTTGAACTAATTGAGTTCTAGTCAGTTGAACTCTATGACCTACATATTCAGCGTCTTCTAATTTAACCGCAGACTTATCAATTAAAAATTCTTCAGGAGGAATAGACTCTACTTTGATCTTTCCTTTTTTAGATATTCGTTTAATTCGACAATCATGGAGTTGAGGAATAGGAATATCTACTTCTAATGCTTCAACCGACATCGTTTGTCCAGCCGTTTGAGCTTTCATTATTTCAATTTGTTCAGCAGCTTTCTCATCATCCCTTACTTCTTCTTCAAGAATTTCCACTTCAGGGTTATCAACTAAAACTTTATATTCTTCATCGGTTAGGTTTTTATAAGTTTCATGTTCGACTTCTTCGGTTTCATCATAGAAGATTTTTAGGATTCCATTTTTTTCTACTAAGGCATCTTTGAAAAAATTATATAAAAGGGTAAAGCCATCATTTTCTTTATAAAAAATATGATTGAGATAAGCGGTTGCCTGAGCGGCTAACGGTGCATCTTCAGCTCTGACTGGTTCGCACTGCACCACTTTATCTGATGAAGTGAAAACTCTTAATAAATTCGGTAATAAACTTTCGATGGTATCAGCGACATCGGTGCTAACGACTTGGCTTCTTCCAGCCATTTCATTTCCTAATGGATCGCCTTGATAATATTTTAAAGATTTTTCCCTTTGATCGGAAAGGAGACCGCCTAGATACCCAATCGCATTAGTGATTTGTCCTTGAAGAATACTTCGTAAGGTTGGGTCTTCTAATTTTAGAATTTTTTTTGCCATGATTAAACTACGTAGCTTGTGTCCACTTTAATTTTCTTTTTCCAGTCGCTAACTTTTCCTCCGAAAAAAGTACACCCTGTTCTAAAAGCGTCAGATGGATGAGAAGCAAAGTTATGTGTTGGTCGGTTCTTGAAGCACTGATTTTTTTCATCCCATTTTTTTTGGTAAGCCTTCAACGCTTCAGTTCCCTGATAAGTTTTGTTTTTGTCGAAATAGCATTGGGGTAGAGTTTTCCGCACCATTTCAATTCCATCTTCGATTGAAAGTTTCGGAGCTATATCAAATGATATGCCCAATTCCAAAGCTGTTTCCAACCTTGATTTACCATAAGCTCCTAATTCTCTTACTTTTATATCATGCGGAGCTATATGTCTATCATATTTATAAGGTTTTGAATCCAGAACGTCAGCATAAAAATCCAGACCTTCGCCAGAATTTTCATAGTAGTCTATGATCCTTAGTTGGCTTTGCAAACGCTGAACAAACCAAATGGCAGTAGAATCTTTAAGACCCAAATCCCACCAGGTTTCAGTTTTTAAATTTTCATCGTAGGGAACTTCGGTAATCCGATTAGATTTTTCAAGCTCCTCAATGATTTTTCCATAGTAGGAACCAGTAATGGCAGCCTGAAACGAACATTCAAACTCCTGTTCGTACAAATCTTTCGACATTACCCTTTGTGCAGCCGACAATTCCTTATCATCAAGCACTTTAGTCTGGGAGGCTTTGTAAGTGCCTGTCCACCAATCTTCTTCCTCCAAAGCCTGTTTGTGAAGTTTATAAAAATAATTCTGACCTTTAGGTGTACCGATAAAAATGCACCAACCTTTTCGATCAGCTAAAGAAGGTCGGATAATTTCTGGGAAAAGGACTGGACTAATGTTTTGCGTCTCATCGAAGACACAACCATCTAAAAAGATCCCCCTTAACGCCTGGTCATTTTCGGCACCCAGTATGGTAATCCTAGAACCGTTAGGAAAATCGCATCTAAGTTCTGATTCGTTAAATTTTATATAAGGAATATTTCTGCTGTAATTTTTAATATAGTCCCATGCCGTACTTTTGCCTTGTTTGAAAGTGGGTGCGATAAAGGCGTACCTGGGATTCGGCTGTGGGTTAGTTAGGGCGGCTCTAATCAGATGATTGATGCACAACACCGTTTTGCCAGACCGTCTATGTGCAATAATAACATTAAATCGGTGCTTGGGGATTTGATTGTGCAAAAATTTCTGTAATCTTCTGGGCTTGTAGGGAATAACGACTTCAGGCATTTAAAACAAAACCCCCCATTATACTTTATACCATTCATATTTCACAGTGAGTTCCTCACCAGCCTTAATATCTTCAAGGACTATCAAATTCCATTTCTTAAAATCGTAGCGTAATTTGAGATCATCCTCATTCGTAAAGCGTAGCTTCACCTTTTCACAGTTAGGATTATCAGAATGATTAATGAAACCGCCAAGCGGTGTGCGAATTATTTGTGAACCAAATTGCAAATGCGACATTCCCAAGTTGGTTCCCTGTTTAATCGTAATTGTAGTAAAAACCCCCAGTCCTTGAATAGAGCTGGATTTAATCGTTAGCCCAAAAGGCAACGGCTTGTAATTAGCCATCGCTAATGAATAGTTGTATTTGGTGGGATTTGCAAGGAGTTAAATTGTTCGGAGGTTTTAATCCCTAGTTCTTCCACCATGAACTTGCTGAACTTCTTGGCTTGTTCATAGCTGTCGAATCCTGAGAAATGAATACTCACAGACTGGTTTTTCTCTGAGATCAGAACTATGGCCGAAATGTGGCCGTTATCTAAAAATTCAAACATGATTTTTTAAAGTTGGTTGTGTGTACCTCCTAATATAATAAAAAAAGTATGCGTACAACTTTTAGGTGTACCCTCTTTTTTGACGTATGGGTGTTAGCTTTTTATGGTTCGTTCCAGTTGGTTCTGATAGCTGACTTGTTATCAACACTAACTAGAACTAGAAAACCTAAACATAATATCTAAACTTAAACTAGTTTTAGTTTAGTTATCTTCTTTTATTTACCTTTATATAAGACCTGTGGGC